GTATTATACTTTAATTATGATGCAGTAGTATATGCAGTTAGCACTGTTCCTTCAGGAACTTTTACTTCAAACACCACTTCTGTCCATACTGTTTCTGCTGCTGATATTTGAGCTGCATTAACTGCATCAGCTAATAAGCTATTAGCACCTGTTGCAGTAATCTTAATATGATGACTATAGTGACCTGCGTTAAATAATTCAACTAAAACATTTGACTTAATATCACAAAGAATACCCTCTCCTACAGGAGCTAATAAGTGGTCTATTCGTGAAATAGTGAAAGCTTCTCCTGAAACTGCAATATCAGCACTGATATCTAAAGTGTCATCATCAATTACTTTTGTTACTAAAGCAGTTTCTTTTGAAACTGTCATTGTAACTTTGTCTCCAATTCTAACTGAAGTTTCAAAGTTTTGTCCTGAATCAACTATTTGACCTGTGCTTGTAGCAGTTGTAGTTCCTGTATCAACTGCAGTAGTGATTGGAAATTTTAATAATTTTACCATTTTTATATTTTTAATTGGTTAATAAAAAACACTAATGCTTTTTGCATTAATGATTAACTCTACAAATATACAATTAATCTATTAAAGTTTCTAAGTGCTTAAGTACATCTAAACCATCATCACTCTTGAGGTAAGACACAACTAAATCATTAGCATCATTTCCAAAAGGAACATTCAACATTTTAGTTTTATTATTACTTGTGTTAAACCATACTTCTTTTCCACTTTTTCTATAAGTTAAAATTCCTTCAGAAAAGAATCTTTCAACTGTTCCCATAATTTTTAACTCAGGGTCGTTAACTACATCTAAAAAGTCTTGAGGTTGTTGTTTAGCAAATACTAATACATCTCTTTTTAATTCAGCAGTAGACATTGTAGCTACGTTTGAACCAAATAAGACTCTGCAGATATTTTCTAATTGCTCAATAGATAATTTTTTAGCTTCAACTAATGCATCAGCTTCAATCATTAAGTCTTCTATTTCTTCAGCAGCATCTTTTGATTTATCTACTTCCGTAAATGTTCTACCATTTAAAGGGTGGTAGTGTAAAAACTGTTGTAATACTTGATTGGTTTTATTAACGTGAAGAAATCCTTCTTCAAAGATAACAGGTTCTAAAATAGCATTTCCATCTTGTTCATCCACAAAGGGAGACTTTTGGTTTCTTGCATATCTAAGTTCTCTATTAACTCCATCTTTATCATCGAAATGTAATAAAGGAAATCTTGGAGAATGTTTTGTTGGTAACATATAAGATAAAGGTGCTACATCCTTTTTAAGTTTGTAGTTCTTATCTACAAATCTTGTTGCTTGTTTTTTTGACATTATATATAATTTAATTTGATTAAAAAAAAGGAGAGTGTCTTTGAAGACACTCCCCATTATTATTACTGCTTATGCCGTTTGGAATAAGAAGAAGTTGTTTGCACCTAAAGTACATACTGCTCTTTCAGATAAGAAGTGAACCTCCATTGCATCTAAGCTTGAAGTTTCAGCACCACCTGCAGAACCTGTAATCCAAGACTTGTAACGTCTGTCTTCAGTTTCTGAAGCTCTATATCTAACGTGCAAGAATGGTCTCTTAGCGTTCTTACCTAAGATTTGGTCATATACAGAAGTTGAACCTGCAGGAACTAATAGTCCGTTGATTTCTCCTGAACTTAAACCACCTCTCATTGTTGGGTCATTTAAGTATTTCCAATCAGATTTGTAGAAGTCATAACCTCTTCTAAATCCTGTGAATCCTAAGTTAAGTGCCATTTCTTTCTCATTGTCAAATAGACCATAAGAAACACCACCTGCTGCATTAGAAGATTGCTTAGAAAGCATATCATCAATATCGAAACCGAAATCTCTATTAACGAATACTACGTTCTCTTCAATCGCACCTTGCTTATCAAGTCTTGAAATAATTGAATCCCACTCAGCTAAAGTAGTTGGATTACCACCACCCCAAACATTTCCTCTGTTTTCAACAACGTAGAAGATACCTTCTGAACCTTTGTCTCCAACTGAAGCGTTTGTTGTTTGTGTAGCTGCTCCACCTGCTGCTGCTGCCGGTACTGCTTCAATCATTGCAGTCTCAAGATAATCGTCAAAACGTAATCTTGTTTCGTGCTCAGACTTTAAATACCATAGGTATCCATTTGCTCCATTCTCAGAAGTTACTTCAATCCATCCGATTTGTGCCATATCAGAACCTGATACTTCGTACTTATCTTTGATGATAATTGGAGAGTTCTCGAAGATGAAATCATCAGCTTCTAAAGAATTTTCCATTCCTGCAGTTCCTTTTTTAAATTCAGAACCATAAATGAAAATAGTAAATTCTTTCCCTGTACCTGCAACCGGTAAACCTGTTGCCGGATAGAAAGCTACTTTAAATTTACTTGTAGCGTAAGTTACTTCAGTAACGATACCTTTTACTGCACCACCACCTGCGTTATCTGAAACGTGAACTGTTTGTCCAACTCTAATAGCAATACCACTGTTAGCACCAAAAGCACTTGCAGTAGATACACCTGCATTAGGGTCATCTGTAACTTCAAATTCAGCTTCATCTGCATTTAATACTGCTGCAGTTGTACACTTTTTGTATTTAGTATGCAATCTTCCTTGTTCTGCCCATTTAATAAGGTCAGAGTTAGAAGGCATCTCTGCTCCTACCATTCTTAAGAATGATGAGATTGTTCTATTACCATATCTTTCAAACTCTTTTTCATAAGTATCCGGTAGATACTGATTCATAAAGTCGAAATTAGTAATGTAATTTGTTTTTAAGGGAACCCTTTGAGCACTTGGTTGTAAATCAAATCCCGGAGTTCCTTGTATTGCTCCTGCCATTTTTTCTAATTTTTAAGTTTTGTTTTTTAATTATTTATTTATTTTCTTTTTCGAATCTTTAAGCCACGACCTGAGTCATCACTTATAGCTCTAATTTGCATCCCACCATCTGTTTTAGTTACTTCAGGAGCACGTTTCGTATCCATTTTTATATTTTTCAACTCACGCATAGTTTCATCTGCTGATGCAGATTTCCCTTGCTCATAAAAAAACTTAGCAAACTTTTCAGGATGCATTGCCATTGCTAATGACTTGTGATAACCTGCTGCATCTACCATAACCCCATCATCATCCAAGAATTTGTTAACAAAATTCTGTGGGTTCAATTGAGATTTTTTCAATTCAGCAGCATCACCGGGCGAAAATAAAACTTTGTTGTCATCTAACGTAAACTCAAAACCTTTGAACTCACTAAACACATCGTCTGTTTTCTTATGAAAAACCTCATTCTTACGATTGAGACCTTCCTGTGATGTCTTTGCTTCGGCTACATATTTGCGATAGCTTTCAATTTCTTCTTCACTATATTCAGAACTCGAATCCCTTCCTGTCTCAAGAGGTACTCGGTATTGTTCTTGTTGTTGCTCAAAGTAATCTTTGGCTTTCGCAATAGTCTTTTTCTTTGCTAACTTTATTTTCTTAATAGCTTTCTCATCATCTATGTCTTCATCATATTGATAATCTTCCATCAAGTCTTCAATATCATCTGCATCTAAACCTTTTTCAGTTGCTGATAAATATTCTTTTAGCAATTTATCAGGTTCCATTTCATCATAATCTCTTTGCATTTTAGCAAAGTCATCGAATCCACGACCTGTTTCTTTTTTATACTTAAGATACTTTGACACATCTTCAGGTAGAGGTTCTTCCTCTCTCTGTTGATTTAAGTCATCAAAAGATTTTATATCTCTTCCGTATCTTTCTCCAATATATTTAAGAACGTCTTCTTCTTTTAATTCTTTATTATCAAGAGTAACTTCCTCTTCAGGAGTTTCAACTTTTGTTTCTGTTTGAACTTCTGCTTCAAGCTTTGTAGTCTCAGTTGTTTCAGGTTTTACCTCTTCAAACTTATTCTCGTGCTTATCAAGCAATTCTTGTTCTACTTGTTGTGTTGATTTTTCTTCAACATTTGTTACTTCTCTTACTTTAATTTCCATTTGATTTTATTTAATTACAAAGTTACACAAAATTTATTTATCATTTAGACAGTATTTATCTTGGATTAAACTCTGCTAAGTCAAACCCATCTAAACTATCTTCATTAGATTCAAAGTTCAAAGGAGGTAAGTTGTTTTTTCTCTGATTAATCATTTTTGATTGCTCAGTATTTGCTTGAGAAATTCTTTTTCCTTTAGCATCTTCTCTTTGTACTTCTCTATCGTACAATCCTTGATTATTTAATTTAGCTAATTCAACATTTAATTGAAACTCTTTATCCATTAACTGTGCTTTTAATTGAGCTTCATTATTCATTTTTTCAATTTCAAAAGCAATATCAGCTTGTCTATATTGTAACTTAGCTTGAGTTTCCATTTGTAATTTTTGTTGAGCAACTTGTGATGCCATTTCTTGAGATTTCAATTGTTGTTGAGCTTGCATAGCTTGTTTTTGCATAGCCATTTTTTCTTCTCTTTCTTGCTTAGATTTTCTCTTAAGTTTTAAAAGTTGGTTAGCAAGCTTTAAGTTTTTTATCTCTCTAATGTCAATTGCATCTTCAAGGTTAATGTCTCCTTTACTTAATGCCATTTGAATGTTGGCTTCTAATTGTTGTTTTTGTTCTTCATCAGGAGCTAATTCAAGGAATATACCAAAATCATAAATGTATAATTTACTAATTTCACTTAATATAGCTACATTATATTTACCTATTTGATTTATAAACTCTTCTTTAAAGTCAGAGTATTCTAATATATCTGCAACTCTATAAGTCATAGCTTCTGCTAAACTCTTAGCTATAAATAAACTACCATTTAATATATGTCTTGTGGCTACATTAGAATTTAAAGCAGCTAATTTTTGTAGACCAACTAATGAGTTAGGGTCGGGAGAACTACCATCTCTTGCTTCGTTTAATCCTGTTACAGTTCTTATTTGGTTTAAATAATGGTTGTAGTTTTGAATTAACATTTGTGCTTTTGCAGCACCTGAACTTGATTGTAACTCTTTTATAGGTGTTCTTGCTTGGTTAAAGTCTCCATCTTGGGTGTAACTTCTACCAATAACAGAACCTGTTTGAAAGTATAATCTTAATGCATCTTCAGGGTTGTAAGCTTGACCTGTGCCTAAATCAACCTCACTTAATCCATCTGCATCAATAAACACACCATCAGGAACTACTCTTGATATTACTTGTTGAAGTTTTAAATGAGTAATTTGTATTAAGTCAGCAAAAGGAACCATTCTTCTTACTAAAGATTCTATTGCACCTTTATACATTCTTGGTGCTACTGCAACATAATTTGGTATAGCGTGTTGAGTAGCTGATTGTGGTCTAACCATATTCTCCATCATTCTCCATTGGAGCATAATGTTAGTTCCCATAACCATAACACCTTCATACCACACATCAATAGTTTTAGAAACCTTTTCAAAGTTTCCTTCTTCCATCATTTCTGCAGGTGGATTAAAAGTGTCTTCTTTTTTAATCATACTAACATTACCATTGTCTTTTACTTTTCTTTTATAAACTACTTTTTTAGTAGTCTTATAATTAAAGTAAAGTAAAGTAGCAGTGTCTTTATGAAATATACTATTCTGATAAAACTGTGCTGCATTATAATAATCATACCAACTTTGTGAATATTGAGATATTTCTTCTAAATCTTCATTTGTTAATGATGTGTCTATTTTTGTAAGTTCAGTAATTGGAACATTCTTAATCTCCCCCCAATAAAAACAATCTTTAAAATGTGGGTCTTCAGTATAGCTATGAACAACATTAGCCGGGTCTACATATGATATTTTAACTCCATTACCTTCTTGAAACTCGTGTTTAGCTACTGATATACCTACAACAGTAAGGTCATAGTCTAATTGCTTTCTGATGTCATTATATTTGTTTGATTCAAACAAAGTATTAATAGCTTCCTCATTAGCAATTTCTATAGCAGGTTTATAATTTAACTGCATATATAATTTAAGCTCTTCGTCTGATTCAGGAAGTTCATCAGGGTTTGTAGTAAAAGGGTCAACTCCTGTTTTTTCTTGAATTTTTTCTAACAATGGTTTAGCAACCATTTGTCCTTCTATCATTTGTTGGAACTGACTTCTTCGTGATTGTGACACTGCATCTTGTGCATAAGTATTCACATCGTATAATCTGTCTTGCATTCCATTTACAACGATGTCAACAAATTTAGGTAAAACAGGAACAGGAGTCCAATCTAAGTTTAAGTAAGATAAATCTCCATCAACTGCTAATTCGTTTTTATATTTTCCAATAGGTTGTTCTCCTCTTGCATATAATCTAAGTCTGTGAAAGTCTCTCCACTGACTGTAGTATCTACAATTATTCCCATCTTTTCTGAACCATTCATATTGAATTGCCTGACCTATTTGTAAACCAAATTCATCAGTTGCTTTCTCCTTGTCTGAAACAAATTGACTTGGAAATCCTGTAGATGCTATGTCTATTTTTACATTTTTCATCTAATAATTTCGCTTAAATTTCCCTTGTTACTATACCTTGCAAAGTTAATGTTTATTTTCGATACTTTTTTCTCAGGTAAATATAGATGCTTTTGAGTAGCCATTATAGCTAATCCTGAACTAATTGATGCATCATACTTAGTTCTATTTGAAATATCAAACTTTGCCCAATCCTCTAATGTTCTGAGAAAAACCATATCTCCCATTTCCATATCCTCTTTCATTCCAACTTTTTGTTCTATGTAAGATTCAATTGCAGAAGCGTGTGCTTGCTTAACATCCTCACTTGAGTTTGGTATTCCACCTAATTCTCTTTCTGTTTTTGATAACTTCGTATATTGTTTATCAGGTCTATTCATACAGAAACCTCTATAACCTCTGTTCTTAAAATGATACAAAAGTCTTGGCTTGTTGTTTTCTATTAGTATCGGCATACCATAAAAAACACAAGCTTTAAGTACATCTTCAAAAAATATCTCAGCAGTTTGAGGTCTTGCGATATATTCCAAGAAAAATTCATTACTTGGAGCATCATCCATATTAAATTTTGTTTTTCCGTGTAAAGCTCCGTTAGAAC